AAGTTTAGTAAAACGTTTGAATCCTAAATCACTAGGGTCTTTATCGTCCATTTCTAATAAATGAACCTCTTTACCTTCATTCATAAACGTTTCACAAAATCTGAGTGATGATTTAATTGCATCACTATCTAGTGCTATATATATTTTTTCAACTTTAGAAGAAACTATTTTCTTCATTAGATTAGTTTGTATATTTTTTCCTAACAACGGGATAGCATTCCTTTTGATGGCTATGGCGTCAAATGGTCCTTCGCACAATACCAACGGGCTATTCCAGTTTATAAACATTTCAAACGGCACAACATCACGAGATACTGATGGGTTTTTATATTTTCTATAGGGATCTTTTTCGAAACTACGGGATGTGAAATAGTTAAGATTACCATTACTATCATAAGAAGGAATAATAACCATATTTTTATATTCTCCACTTTCACAATATCCCATATGATATTTAATCATATCCTCTACAGTAACTCCTCTATTTTTTAAATAAGCAAGAGCATGTCTCGCCATTAAACTGGTAGGTTTATCTATAAATGGAATATATTCTTTAGGTAGAAATAGATCATTTTTTACTACGATTTCTTCAACAAATGATCCTTGGGGAATTAATTTTTTAGCTTCATCAATTTTATCATATGCCTCCATTTTTTTAAGAAGACCTGGGATAGTTTTTCCTCTAGTATTACATACCCAACAATGCCAAGGATTATGACCTTTTTTGTTTTCTGTAAAATTTACTTCCATTTTAGGTTTATGGTGCTTACAAAAAGGACAGTGATAAGCATAATTACCCCTGGATGTTGATTTGCCTTTACCTAATACAGAATCTATTAGAGTTACTAAAAGATGATTAATCATTACAACGAATATACGATGAATAATTTAAAAATCAAAGTCGTTTGTAAAAAACTTTCCTAATATGTTATCGTTATAATATTCTTCTGGGTTTTCTAATACTTCATAGCAAAATAAATATTTAGTTTCCAGGTATGTAAGATGTTTTTTATGAAGAGCAATTTCTAAAATTTGTTTATCCAAATCTTTCAGCGTAACTTCTCCTTCAGTTAATTTACGTTTTAATTTGGAATTTGATCCTATATATTTTTTCCAATCACTTTCTTTTTGGACAATTTTAAAAGATTTTCTTCTTCCCCTTCCCGTTTGCGCGGCAAGTTCTACTTTAGTTAATTTTTTCTTTTGATTGTGGTATAATACCTTTTTACCTATGTATTTTTTACCATCTGGGGTAGTTACTTGGTAAACAAACCCAAATGTATCGGGGTGAAATTGTGATATGTCTGTAATTTCTTCTCCATTATATAACCAATTCATCTATCTAATTTTATTATAAAGTTTGTATCTGTATGAGGGTTTAATTGGACAGGTTGTCCTAATTTACCTACTGCTATTAATTCTTGATTTTCGTTATATAATCCTACCGTAGTAACATACGGCATAAATTCTGGACTGTTTATTATGGCCGAATTATATTCAACATCAGTACTTCTTAAAGTAGGGTTTAAAGAATAATTAAATTCATTAGGACCCGCTGTGCAAATATACTCTGTAGCATATATAGTAAATGAAGATGAGAATGATGCTGTTAGGGTTGTAAGGTCCCCAAATGTACTACCATCTCCTCCTTTTCCTGTTATAACAACAATTCCATTATCATAAAAAATATTACCATAGTGACTATCATTACTTTCACTTACAATTACACCATCAGCATTTTTATCTAATAAAACAGAACTTGAAAAAGTTCCTGGAACTATAGATTCACCAAAAGTTTTAACTGGGATAGAATATACTTTAATTTCCTTTTCAAATCCTAAAGGAAAAGTTCTATCTTCGGGTAAAGAAGTTTGGGGGGAATTATAAAAAGATCCATAGGGTTTTGAAGGTATAGAAACAACTGATGATGTAGCATCTGTAAAGATACTCCCAGAAAATTGTAAATACCCAGGAGTTATATAATTACTATAATATAATTGCCTAATAGAATTATAAACTAAAGCTGTACTTTCTGTTTTAGATCCTGAAAAATTACTAGGGTTAGAAGGAAATCTTTGGGTATTAAAATTTTTTCCAACAATGGCTTCTAGTGTAACCTCCTGTCTTTTTTTAACTTGAAGAGGAGTTACTCTTACATTGTTGCCCGAAAGCTTTTTGAATACACCCATTCATTTAAAAATCTAACTTGATTCTAACTAAAGCTTCTTTTGTAAAATCTTTTTTAAGAGGTTTACTTAATTTAGCAGTAGCTAGTAAATCATTATTATCATTATATAATCCTACTGTAGTAATAAAAGTTTGAGGGGCATTAATAAAATCTGTATACCTAACTCCTCCCGTGGTACTATCTATAAAAGTAGGATTTTGAGAATAATTAAATTCTGAATTTCTAGCTCTTACAAAAGCATAAGTTGAGGTAAGGGATTCTTCACTATTAACAGTTAAATGAGATCCTAAAACACTAACTATACTATCTCCAAATACTCCACCTTCACTAGCACTAGGGGATCCTGAAATAACTGCAACCCCTATATCAGGACAAAGAATACCAGTAGCTGCCGAAGCATCAGAAGAACCTGTTTGAATTAAATTAAATACTCTTCCAGCATTATTAAACTGTACAGTATTTTGTAAATTAGCATCTGAAACTAAATCTTTAGCTTGTGCTAATAAGATATTATTAGTAGAAGAACCACTTAATCTAAAAGTAGAGGGAAAAATAGAAGATTTAAATCTTGCTCTTTCTATAGTAAGAAATGAGGCTGAGATGATAGAAGTACCTGCTATTGTAAAAGTAGCATCCGAATCTCCTAAAATTATATTTGCAAATTGTCTATAAGTTACATCCCTTTCTTCTACAGTATCACCTTTAATACCAACTGCAACGGATAATTGGGGAACAGTTCCAGTTCCTCCTGTTTTATAATAATTAGCACTTACTCCTGAGTTAAGAACAGTTAATGTAGGGGCAATAGCACTATCATTACTCCAACAAGGGCCTACTATGGAATCCCCACTAATTAAGAAATCTTCTGGGTCAAATCTTTTAAATGACATATTTTATATTATGTTTGGTTTTTAGTAATAGTAATAGGAACTGTAACTCTAGCTCCACTGTCTCTACCTGTAACTAATAAAGAAGTAGATAATGAAGTAGCGCTAGATCCAAATAAAGTATTAACGGTAGTGGCTCTTAAATTAATAGTAGTACCTACTACTGTTTTTTGTACTGCAGTTCCTAAAGTAGTAGTAGCATTGAGATTTTGAGCAGAAGTTGTATTAACTCCGATCCCTTCAAAAGATGCCATAGTTCGTACATCTGCTATAGTTATGGTATAACCACTAGATTCAAATACTTGATTATTACCTAAATAATTCAATGTTTGAGGGGTTATAGATAATGTAGCTCCTTGCTTTAAGGTAATAGCACTATAACCAATATCTAATACAGGCATAAGGGCAGTACCTCTAGGAAGAGTAGTTAATTTATATCTTAAATTTTGTGTGGCTTTAGGCATAGCCTCTAATAAGGGCATGTTTTCAATTTTCTGCCCAAAAAATGCTGACCCAGAAGTATTAGTTGGATCATAAAGAGCATAATCTACTTCATCATCAGAAAGAGCAAATTGCGTTATTTTAAAAGAACCATCTCCTCTAGCTAATAATTCTCTACCTCTATCTGTTAAAATCGCATCTACAGTAATTACTGCGTTGTTTAAATATCCCATTTTGTTTTATTTGTGTCTATAAATATTATGTTTTTTAGCTTTCTAATATATTTGCTTGCTTTAAGTCAAAAATTAATCGGTCCCCCCTAGCATTTAAATTTTCACTAGGAAATTCTGCAGATACTACTCCTGTAAAAGCTTGATCTACCCCAGCTTCGGTATTTTTCTTCACATCTAAAATTATATATTGCCCATTATTAATTATTCTATAAATTACAAAATTATCTAATATATAAGTTTCATCAATATTTCCTGTTAATTTTAATATTAAAGTTCCTTGAGTATTATTAGCTTGTAAAATTTTATGAGTTTTTGTTGGGGAGTATTCAAACCTAATATAATCTCCTGCTACAGGAACAAACGGAAGTCTAATTGGGTTGAATCCAAAAGCTAAAGAAGTGTATTTTCCAGTCGGATCGATACTACCTGGGAATAAGCTACTTGAAGGATTTCCATTAGCATTTATTATATTATATGCTTCAGTTCCCGGATTTACTTGTACATATTCTCCTCCATAAAAAGAAGTAAGTGCTGTGGAAGATGTTAAAAAGCATTCTTCCCCGGTTAAAGGATCATTTATATTATTATAATTTACAAAATAACTTGATGACCCAAATCTATATATATCAGGTTGAGATGATGCAGGATCCACGTAACTAGCAGTAACACCTGTTATCCCAGGTAGAAATTGACCATCCCCTGATGGGGTTTCATTTATTACTTTAAAATAACTACTAAAATAGTTATAGGTTCTATATCTAGCATATCCCAATTCAGATAGTCCTAAACACTGATTCCATAAATTAAAACTACCTGCATTTTGAAGATAATATGAAGCTGAAGTTTCTTGAGGTAAAACTATTTTATAAAAATATTCATCATCCTCTTCAACACTTATAAAATCAGTAGAAATTTGAAGATAAGTAGCATTTAAACCTGATGAAAAAAATGCATTATCCAAGCCAGTTTGGTTAGCTAATGCAGCAGCGGCAGGGTTAAATGAACTGAGGTTTTTAGGTGGGGTTGTATATATTACTTCTTCTGTACCTGATCTTCTTCTTATAAGTTGAGCGGTTAAGGTAACTCCATATCCATAACCTTTAGGATTATTAGTTGGAGGTGGGTCTTGTGAAAGGAAAGCATCATTAATACTACCTGTTGACATGCTTATCCCTATATGACCTTTAATTTTAATTCTACTCTTTCCTGCTAAAGAACTTGAATTAATAACTAAAGTATCAAAATAGTGACCATCATTTGGGAAATAATTTAAAGATTGACTAAAATTAGTAGCCGACCCTGTTGCTAAATCTTCTTCAACCTGATATGCTACAAATTCACTACCTAATTTAACTAAAGGGGCTGTTAGAGAATGAGAATCAAAAGTAAGCCTAGAAGTTCTATAACCCCCATGAAAATCATAATACATGTTATAATCTGCTACTAATACCCCAGGAATATTTCCTAATTGACCATTAGGAACAAAACTCATAGTAGTTACATACATTAAAGGACCCGGCCCTATTTGAGATAATAATAAGGGTTCGGGAGTTCCAACAGCATGTATATTATGTAAACCTGCTAATTGGGGATTTAATGCCGTTCCTTGATCTACTCTTACTCTAGCATTTTTTTCTTGTTCAAAATTTTGGGTTAAATTAAGTAAAGAAACACTATCCTCTGAAGGTTTTGAAATATTAAAATCAGAATCACATAAATATGAAATAAAAAACTGAGTTTTATCTATAATCTCGGGAGCAGTAGAACCTGCTTCTTTTACTATTGCTATATACTCTTGATTTTTTTCTGCTACGGGTAAACCCCCTAATACTCCATTTACAACTATAGTAGGATCATCAAATTCTACTATTGAAATATTTTCTTCTTGGTTAAATTGACTACCTAGTGGAGTTTGAGTTCCTTCCCCTTGATTTGCGTTACTAGGCAAACTTGGGTCTGGAGTAGGAAGATTTTGAGGTGCTGTAGCCATACTATATTATTTTATTTATATATAAATATATTATCCTGGAGTAAAATCATTTGAATAAGCAGCAGCTGATCCTGAGAAAGAGGAGCTTGCTTCAAAATCAAATCCTAACGATGATGTTGTAAATATAGTTTCTTCCTCTGGGACTATTCTAATTACTCTTCTATTAAAATCTAATGAAGATATTCTATTCCCCTCATATCTAGACCTAACCCAAAACTTAGAAGTATAATTAGAATCTTGTACTGCTGCTTTCGAAGCAGATCCTAATGCTAATAATTCATTATTAATGGGTATAATTGAACTTGAAGCAGCCCCTGAGTAATCTGCATCCTGGTAGATACTTGATTTTCTAATTCCTTCATAATTTTCTAACAACAAACCTGGGTCTGAAGTATTATTGATAAGGGGATTATAATCACTATATAAAAAAGGACCAGGGTTAAGCTCAATATTAATTGAAGTAAAAGGATCCCAGTTAGGTAAAAATGTAAAGGTTTGACCGTTAACTATATCTGTATTTGTAAGTGTATTTCGGTCTCCTTGTAAATATTGTGTAGATACTGCTACTTCAACAACATCATCAACCCCACTCCAAGTAGATATAGATAAAATTTGGAACGTGTATTGTCTTCCTGAGCTGTGTTGAAGAGTTAAAGTATTACCATTTCCCTCTAAAACTGTTTTTATTTTACTATCACCTGAGTCAAAATTAGAATTAAAAAATAATGAATCATAATCTTGGTTGAAGGCTACATATGCTGGGGAGATTGCTATAGCTTTAGGATTAGCAACAATAATTGAAAGAAGCTGTATATAACTAGTTATTATTCCTTTTGCGGTCATGCCCTCATATTGAGCAAATGAAGTAGCTTTTTTATAAGGGTTTTGGGGGTTATTATCTGTTTGGAAAATCCCATCCGGATTAGATACCACAGACGAACGAGTTGCTACATTACCCGTCTGTAGGAAAATACCATTATAAAATTCATCTTGATTATTATGAACTTTAGTATTTATTATATCTTGTCCTATTACTTCTTCATTCCATGTTTGATTAAATCCACTATCTATAGGAGTAGGTAAGTCCTTATTTAAGAAATCTTGACCCGCAGCACTTGAGCTAAATTTAATTCTGTTAAAATCTTCAAAAGCACCTCCAGTACCTCCTAAATAACCTGATGAAGTAAAGAATTGTTGTCTTTTTCCTATAGGCATTACACTAGCAGAGTTATTACTATCAAATCCTATAGTAAACACCCCCGCTTCAAGAGTTATGTCTTCTAAAGACATAGACACTGGTCTTTGGATACTTCTTTGTTGTAGAGTAGGTTTAATTATTACTCCCGTAGCAGTTGCAGATCTTACAGGAGTAAAATCTTTAATCATATTAAATAAAGAACTATCTAAAAATTTTACATACCTTATAAAGGCAGCTGTATTCCAAGGACTCCCACCATAATAGCTACCATAGGTACTAACTAATCCTGAGTATGTATTTCCTTCTCCAAAGTAAAAATTATCAAAATCTCCTATATAGTAACCTGGGTCCTCTGTTAATCTTTGATATACCGTAAAATTATTTGTTAATAAATCATCATCTATAGTATTTGAAGGAGAAAACCCAGCTTCTACATAATGTAAACTTCTATTATATTTTTCATCTTTTAAAAGATCTTGTTGTACTCTTACTATAGGAGATAACAATTCTTGAGGGGGAGAAAGGGAATTTGTTGTTGGTAAAGATATACTAGTAGAATCAAATGTAAGAATACTAGAACTTTCATTAACAGAAGCTGTGGGGAGGGATTGGATTATAACTTTACCCGATGTATTATACTCTCTAATTTTTAATACACTTTCAGGAATACCAAAAGTAGTAATAAGAGTTCTTAATCCCGCTACTGATCCTTTTTTCTTTAATAATAAAGGTAAATTATGATATATTCTTTTATAAATTTGATCATTTATATCTTCTATAGGATTGGGATCATTAGAGGCACTAATATAATTATCAATTAAACTTAAAGATTGTCCATCAGGTAAAGGTAAATCATAATTACTTCCAGATGTTCCCCCTATATATGAAGTAATTAAGTCTGTGGAATTAAAGTTACCTGAGTGTAAATTTATTCCCATAGATTGAATAGCTTCTGCTACTAAATCTTTAGATACACCAAAATCTAATCTGTTATCTGCATTATATTTATTAGTAATATCTTGAGCATATGTAAATAGTGTATCAAAATGTTGCCCTACCATTTCAACAAATTTCTTATAAGGCTCATTATCAGAATCTTCAAGAAGATAATCAGGAATAGTATGAGATAAAAAATCAGTATTAAATTCATCATATAAAGAACCCGATAGAGAAGCAGATGCTAACCATGTTAATCCATTAGCACTTCCAGTACTTACTAAAGCATAGGGAGTAATATTATTTGATTTAGGGAAAGGTTGTGGGTAATTATTATTACCAAATGAACCTGAAGAGTAATAAAGATAATATTCAAATCCATCAAAATTTTCAATTATATTAGTAATTTTATTATTTAATATAGTTGTACTAGATGAGATAGGTGCACTAGAACCCGTAGCTGTATCTACTATTTGGTTAGATGCACTTTCTATTAATCCTACTTTATAATAAAAATTTCTTACTCTTTCTTCAGCTGAGGAAAAATGGATAAAGTTATCAAATTTTGTATAATCAATATTAATATTAACTCCTTTTTCCTGAAGGATGCTTTGAAGTTGGTTATACGAGGCTGTGTCTAAATTAGCAACCGTAGATAAATCTTCAAAACTTTTTAATTCTATAGAAGTATGTATGTTATTATTTCTAGGTATAGAAAAATTAGGACCTTTTAAATCAATAGTATCTTTTACTATAAAAGGTTCTTGCTCAAATTCTACATTATAAGCAATGGTATTTTTTTGTTCTGTTACTACCCAAAGTGTATCTTTTTCTTCAACAGAAATAGGTAAAGCATCATATAATTTAATTAAAACAGAATATTGCCCATTAGTGTTATCAAATAAACAATTATTAGCTATATATAATCGTCCAAAACCTAAGTTTATATAAAAATCAGGGTATTCGGGAGTTATTATTACTTCAGGAAAAAATTTGTTAACTAAGGTTTTTAACTCTTCTTCAGTTAGGGTATTAGTTACTAAACGAAGTTCTTTTCTATTAGCGGATATTTCTTTTATTAAAAATCTTTGATCAAAAGAAGAATTTAATTCATTGTTTAAAAAGTTATAAACAACATTAAAATTTCCTTCATCATATCCTAAACCTGTAACCTCCTTTTCGGGATATACAAACATAGTAGAAGCAAACTCAGGACCCGCCCCTAATTCATTTTCAACTACTGAATATTTGGCATTAGGGTTATAATCAATTAAGTTGCCCCCTAAATCATAAATTAAACTTTCTACTCTACCATTAGCTAATGAAAATAAAGAATCAATATCAAGTGAAGGTATAGTAGTTTGATCTCCATCACTATATTGTTGAATTTCAAATGTTTTTGGATCTATATTTTGTACTTTAGCCATTATTTATATTTTTAATACCCCCCTCCTGATCCTCCAGAACCTCCTGACCCCCCAGAACCTCCACTTCCTCCGGATACTGCTCCTGTTCCAGCAGCCGTAATACCAGTATTGTCTTGTATTTCTAAAGATGATAAATCATTTTGGAATTGAGATTGTAGTTGAAAGTCTAAACTTCCTGAAATTTGGAGATTCTGTACTTCTTGTTGAGTTGATAATAATTCTTCTCTTAATTGGGTTATTTCATCTAATAATACTTGAATATCTTCATCTTTTTCTTCTGTAAAGCCTATATAGTCACTACTTCTTTCTATAAGAAAAGTATGAGAATTTATAGAACCTTCTGCAGGTATTTCATAAAATAAAGTGTTGTATAAGGTAAAAAATTCCTCTACTGTAGTTTCTTCCACAACAGGAGGTGGGGGAAGGATTAATTGTGAAAAGGAAGTATCAATGGTATTACCATATGCTCTTTTTTCAAACCCACTTTTTCCTAAAAATACTTTTTGACTCATCCGTTTATTACTTTAAAATAATAATTATCATCTAATATTAGAGTACTACCTTCTATAGTGGTTTTAAATAGAATTTGATAGTATCTCTCAGGTTCTAACCCATTCATATATAATTTGAAGAAACTTCCATTTTCATCTGCACTTATTTGAGTGTAGCTAGTGTCAAAATCTATTACAAATTCATTAGTATGTAAATCTTTTACAGCATAAAAAGATGAAGTAGGTAAGTAAAAATTAGTAGTATAATTAGAAGAAGTTTGAAATGTTCTAATAGGAAATTGGGGTCTGCAATTTATATAAAATTTATGTATACTTCCACTTACAAATTCTTCCTTATTATTATCTAAAGTAGCTACTAATTGAGAGGTATTGATAATAGTATTAGTAGAAGATCCTGTATTAAAAGTAAAATCTCTCCATTTAAATTCTAAACAAGGAGGATAAATTGTATTTGTATCAAAAGAAAAATATTTTAAATTTGTTACTTTACTTTTATTTGATTGAAATTCTTGAGAATCTAATTGTTTAATAATAAATCCGTTATTATCTATAGTACCGCTATTGAACAGTCTTATAGCGTTAGTAACGTTTATATTAATGTCTTTATTCGTTTTATAGCTTAAAACTTGGGATTGGGTTACCTCTAAATTTTCATTGCCTAATGACCCTGTATACCAAGCACCCCCACCAGGGTTGTTTAAAGCATATGAGCCCGTTATTTTATTACCAAACCCAGATGTAGTCCATGGTGTTGAACCACTTGATAAAGTAAATTTCCAAGAACACCCATTATCAGTTATAGGGTTGTCTTGAAATTTTCCAGTACCCATATTCCAAGATTCCGCTAATGGGAAAGATTCTAAAGTAGTAGTTTCACTTAAACCACTAACTTCTGCCAAAAAACATCTTAAGTTAGATTGGAATTCTCTACTATCTAAGAGTAAAGATCCAGTAATGTCTGTTACAGATCCACTAATTTCATTAGTAATAATACTAGAAATTTCATCAGAATCAAATTGAATTAAGAATCTACTAACTTGTGGGGGATCCGGGAGAAAAGTAGTAGAAACTTCTAAAACTTCATCTAATCCTGTATTTTGGCTAGGGTAAGCTGAATATAAAGTAGAATCTTTTTCTGGGAATATTTTGTATATGGCCATTTTATTTAAAAGTTAGTTATTGATCCTCTTATGTCTGAATTTTGGAATTTAACTTCAAAAATACTAGGATCCTGAGAAGGAAAAACTGTATTATTTTGAGTAGCTCCTCTTACATCATAAAAATATTTAGAATAACCATTACCCACTCCCGATTTATTATAAATATCTATAGATTTAACGGTTTGAACACCTTCTATTTTATCTAACATTGTAGCTATTTTAGTTATAAAAATAGGTTGGTTTATTTGCCAATTATCTATGTTAAAATAATCTTTTAATTCGTTAATACATGAAGTTAATACTAAATTACCTGCATAATTAGGACTTACAACTATTTGAAAATCTATTCCTATATTAACAATGAAAGCATCCTTAATACTTACAGTATCGTTAATCATTCTATATTGGGAAAGATAAGTATTTAAGTTACCTTTTAAAGTATTAGAAGTAGTAATTAACTGCTTATTAGAATTATAACCTAATACGTACATATCTAAAACAGCAGGTCTAGCATGTGGGTTTAAATTTTCTATTTTTTCAGGTTCTACATATATTTTAGCTATATCCCCATATGTTCCTGGCATGCTCAATGCTCTAACCGTATAATCATCCTGGGTTACACTTCTTAACTGGCTCCCAAACATTTTAAGAGAATTTTCTCTTATTTGATCGGGGGTATCTCCATTATTTCCCCCAGTTGCGGCTCGGGGATTATTAACTTGAAGAGAGTTTCTTTCTGTAGCTCCTCCACTTCCATTAGGAAATGTAACCAAACTTGAATTAATAGAAGATATAGTATCAGCGGCAGCATTAGAAGCTATACCTCCTCCTTTTATGTAAGTAAATGTTAAAGTAGTATTAACAGGGGCATTTCCATAAGTGTTAGTAAAAGTAAAGTTAGCAGGGGAATAAGCCGTATTAGCTTTAGTATTTATAGAAGCAGATCCTATATTTGAAGGATTTGGGGTTATATCACCATCAAAAAAATTACTATTTCCTGACCCAAATTGGATTTGGTATTTATTAGTACTTAAAAATCTAGTTGAAAATCTATTTTGGGTTTTTTTAAGTTTTAATAAATAAGGAGCATCTCCCGTAGGGCTTGAGTTTTTTTGAGGTACAAAAATTGTTTCTTGTCCTAAATAAGGAACTTCATACCAAGTATTCCCATCAGTATCAACACAATTAGTTATTTCTATAATATTGTTATCTTCAATAATGACAGTTGGGAATTTTTCAAAACTTCCAAATGTAAATTGAATACTAGCGGTTTGTGCTGAAATTGCAGATCTATTCTTTTTTAAAAGAAAACGTGTAGGTGAATCTCCACTTACACTAAAAACTGAAACCTCTGTTGGGTCTGTAGATGAAGAAACCGAAAAATCAACAAAATTTTCAATTAGATACCCTGTTTGACCATTGGTTATAGAACCTACAAGAGTATTATTAGGAATATTTAATGCGAATTGAAAATCTGGTGCTTCATTTCCACTACTACCTATAGAGGGAACTGTTTGATATAACTCTAAATCGGCAACAGCAGCACCTGTTACTTTAGGTTTATAACCCATCATGTAAGCTAACTGATATAAATTAGGGGTTTGCTTAGCATATTGAATAAAATTTTCTTGTATTTGGTTATCCTGATAGAAGGAGAGAACGTCACCCACATAAGAAGCCATTTCCATAAACATTACCCCTGGTGAACTAGGACTAAAATCAGTAAAAGTATCAGGAAAATATGTTTTAGTAAACTCTGTTAAGCTATTTTTAAAACTATTAAAATCTCTATCAAGATATTTAATATTTCTTTCTGCTCTATTATTTTTTCCTGTTGGGGATGAATTACTATTATATGGCATCAGATGTAAAATTTATTTGAATACTATCGGGGTTCTGATTAAGTACTTTATATGATAAGTTAATATTTATGAGATTTTGATCTTGTAATGAATTGATTGTTAATTCTTGAATATTAACATTAGGAAATAAATTAAAAAGTTGATCTTTTATTTGAACTTCTAAATTATCTAAAGTATTATTAGAAATGCTTTCAAATAAAGTAGATCTTAAATCTCCCCCAAAACCAGGATTTAAATATCTTTCTCCTTTATTAGTTAAAAAAAAGTTAACT